ATGGAGCATCAGAAGGATCTGGTCAAGGTGGTTCACACCCTGCGGGCCGTTCTGAACGTGAAAGGAACCTGACATGAACGAGGTCAAGGAAAGTCTGGTTGTGCGCCTTCGAAAGCGGGCAGAGATTCGCCGCGGGATACCGCGGGCCGAGCGTGACCGTATCGCCGATGTTCTGGAGGAAGCTGCGACCGCAATCGACGACGCCCAGGCTGATCGTGATGAGGCGCCCAAGGCTTTTCGCGACGTGAGCGGCAAGTACACCAAGCTGTACTCCGACAGGTTCAAAAAGGGGGTGGTGCCGAGGGAGCCGGAGTGCATCAGGGTCAAGCGTAGCCTCGTTGAACTTCATGGACTTGGCGGGTCTGACGCCGAAATGATTCGATACATTGACGCCCTGCGAGCCGCAGCGGAGGGGAAGAAATGACCGAAGCCGAGAAGCTGCTGCGGGAGGCGCTCGATGCGCTGAAGGAAGTCGCCTACACGCCGGGGGAGGAACAGTTCCGGCACATAGACTATTGACAGTTTTGCCATTACGCCCGAGGTCATCCGCACGGCGACGGCTGCGTCATTGCCCGCATCGACGCCTACCTCGCAACGGGAGGGCGGGACGTTGCCGAGCGGGAGGCGCTGCGGAAGGACGCGGAGCGGTATCGGTGGCTGCGCGAGCATGAAGACAACCCGCGAGCGGACCCACAACTTACCGTTGCGCTGGTCTCTCAGTGGGATTTGCGTCCGTGGAGTGGGGGCCATCTTGACGCCGCCATCGACACCGCAGCGGAGGGGAGGAAATGACCGACGAAGGAATGAAGCTGCTGCGGGAGACGTGGCCGTATCTTGGCGACTTGCTGAAAATTCAGCACAGCGCTGGATACTCCGGTAACGCATTAATTCAAGTCATCGACCGCATCGACGCCCGCCTTGCGAGTGGTGGGTGGATTCCGGTGAGCGAGAGGTTGCCGACTGCGGACGAGTGGGCGCTGGTGCATAACGGAAAGTGGCGCGGTGTAGCGCGGCATCGTCCGCTGAAGGATGACGGCTACATGACGGAGTCGGAACGGTGGCAGTCTGAAACTACCGAGTTAATCGAATACTTGGGGCCGAAGGTAATCGGCTGGCAACCCCTCCCGCCGCTGCCGAAGAAGAAAGGATGAACATGAAATTTCGTAAAAAGCCTGTAGTAATCGAAGCAACCCAGTGGCGCAACATGCGGCGGTTCAAGGGGTCGCCAGAGGGATTCTAGGGGCCGCTGTCGAATCGGCGGTCGCGGGAACGGGTATGACCCTCAAAATACTCAGCTACAAGGCTGTGGGCGCGTTTTCAGCCGGTTCTCTGGCGTGGCCTTTGGCTTTATTGGGGATCGGGGAGGGGGTGGCTTCGGGGCTGCATGAAAACGCCCGTGAGCGGGAGAGGATAGTCAGGGAGTGCCTGCGGGATCACGGGCATCGTGTATATTGATCAACGAGGGGCGCGGCGTGGAGAGCAGAACACGCATCGGAACCCGGCTAGTTCCGTCCGGTAGTAGAACCCGATTGGCCAGTTAACGGAGCGCCTAATGGAACCCCTGCCACAGTGGGGAAAGACCATCAGCAGGAGTAGCGCCCTGCCGCCCCTCACCCTGTTTTTTAACCCAATCCTGAAGTTCGATAAGCCTTAAGGTTTGCTCTTCAGCGTGTTGTAATACTCCGAGAAGTTGGTTATCGCGGGTTTCTGCATCAGGGCTTCGGACGGTTGTGGGAACGGCGGGCAACTCCCCCCGACTGGGATTTGAGTCGCGCAGCCTTGCATAATCAGCCCGCAACTTAGCAAGCCGCTTAGAGTAATCCGCTTCAACATTCTTGGTAACCTCCTTTTGCCTTGCAACTTCGGCTTTGGTTCGGGCTTCCTGCGCCTCACCCACCACTCTAACTTGCGTCTTAAATGACTCATATTCAGCCTTTACCGATTTCAGTCTTTCTGTCTGGACTTTCAGGGCTATGCCAAGGGCTAGCACGATCAAGCCAGTTCCTAGCATGAGATAACCGGTGAAGGGGAGGAAACCCCGTTGCGTTCTCAATTTAGGTACGATCGTACTCATTTTGAGTATGGTCATGATATTCGCCAAGCGATAACGAAAAGCGCAATCGCGCCAGATTGCAACACCGCCCCCGCTATCAGGAATATCCACGCCGCAAAATCATAATTAATGCTCCCGCGTGAACGACTGCGGGCTGTCAGGCTTACGGGTTTTGACCGACTGGGGGCGTTCATGGGTAGAACACCCTTTTCCCCGACTTCGGCGGCACGGTCTGAACGTGAACCCAAGTAGGAGTCTTTGACTTGTGTTCCATCCACAGTCCGCATTCTTCTAAAGCCTTTTGGTTGCCGTCTAACCATTCCCCTAATTCCCCGTCCTCGTCGGACAGGTCTACAGCTTGACAGGTCATGTGCTTTGAGGCTTTAGCCCCACCTGCGGCGGCGTTAATCTCCGGGGTTCGATAACCCGAATTGACCACCCTTTTAGCCGCTGCGGGTTGGTCGGCGTAGAACATGGCTAAAAGGTAGTTAGCCCTCTCAACAGTCTCAAGCATGTTCTCTACTTGTTCTTCGTCTAAGGGCTTTATCTTGTCCCGCCCCATCAGGTAGTCCAGTTCAGTAATCACACGCACTTCCCTTTAGCCATAATCTCAAGCTTTTGGATATACCCCATCAGCAGTTCCAGAATCTCCCGCGTGGTGAAGCAGATACCGTGTTCGTCACACTGAGCAATCACAGTGGGTTGGGCGAACGCACCGGAAGCGTAGAAAACGGAAAAGACTAAAACGGTGAGCAGGAGGGTAAGGCCTGCGAAGGTGATCCAGTTGTCGTCGGTCATTACATCCTCCACGCCATCGCAAAAAGGTAGCCGAAAATAACAACGAGTCCGACGACCTGCGCGAGAAGCCCGCCCAAAACGAAGTAGAATTCCCCGCTAGACGGGGGATGCGCTGGCATGGGTTTCATGAGTAGTTTTTCTCCAGAAATTTGAGGGAGACAAACATGGGGTCATACTTCCCGTCCTCGACCTCGTGCTTGAATATGATCTGCCTTCTTTGCGCGTTGCCCTGATACCCTAGATAGTCCTCGTCGTGCTGGTAGAACGTCCCGCAGAACAGGGCTAGATTCTGAGTTTTCTTGTGTATCGCCATGTCCGTGTATTGAACGTGGCCCATCGTGCAAGACTGCTGGCGTTCTCTCAGGAGGGCGGCGGCGCTTGAGACGGGTCTGCCCATCACGCCGGAAGTAAAGTAATGACAGTAGAGAATCCCGTCAATTTCAACGGGCTTGAGGAAGTCGTGAACCTCCCACCCCATCTCCCTTAACTCCAAATCCCCAAACCCGAACTTTCCCGCGAACTCTGGGTTGTTCTCGACGTATCTAACGATTCGGTGTTCGTGGTTTCCAAGAGTGAAAACCAACCGGGGGTTGTAGTCCTTGGCGTCGCGGATGGGCTTTAGAAACTTCTCCATCGCCCGCTTCCCGGCTTCTACGTCATGGACGTATCGCCTACCCTCAAAAGCCATCTTCCCTTTGTCGTAGGAGGATAGAGAAGGCATGTCCCAATGATCTCCAATGTGGATGATTACATCGGGTCTTTTCTCTGCCGCGTAGTTACCAGCCCACTCTAAATGGTCTGTATCGACACCAGGCTTAACCTGAGTGTCGGGGATGACCATATGGATTTTGCCTAACCGCTGTCTTTGGTGAACCTTCAGCGGTTCCCGTCTGACCGATGGCTTAAAGCCCATCGCAACCGCCCTGTGATAGCGGTTTCTAAAGGTCGATATTGGGATACCAACCTTGTCTGCGGATTTCTTCTTGTCGCCTAGGATTTCGTAAGTGTCTATTGCCTCTTGCAGTAATTTAGTTTCCAGCGGCGGAGTAGGCATCTCACCTCGTCAGGTATTTCACCAACTCAGGGTTTTCTTTGAGCATGGCGTAAACCCCCGTAGCAAAAGCACTGACTTGCCGTTCTGTCAGTTTTGTATTGAGAGCAAAATCTATCGCGTGGAAGCATTCGTGAAGGACGGTATCTTTCTCCATATCGGGAGAGAGTCCATGCCTCACGGATATTTCCTGCCTTTCATCCAGACAGGCACCCATATTTGAATCGTTAATCCCTTCCGCCCCCACGAATTTTATCGTGTAGACCTTCCCCAGAATCTTGACGAGAGAAGGCTTTCTCAATGGACGCTCCCTTGCTCAACCCTTCCAACGTAAACAATCAACTGAGGGGATACACAGACAATCACCCTCCCGTCAGTCAGATTGATATGGAACCCATCTTCATAGGCTTGAGCGTTGACGATCTCAGCCCCGTTGATGGAGTCGGAAATATCCTGAACGCTGGTCAGATTTACCGGCCCGCCCATGTGTCGGCCTTTTTCTCTAGCGTCTTTTCAAGTAGGAAGATCGCTCTAGCGCCCATGTGGCCTGAGATTGCCACTCCTGCGGCGGTTAACCATTCGTCCACGTGAAACCCTCTGCATATCCAGAAAGTGACTAGACCGACCACGGCGGAAGTGACTATTTCCCCAACAAACTCCGTGATGTTGAAAGCCCTGACTTTCCCGGTTTTCACCTTGAAGTAAAAACTCATCACCCCACCGGCTGCGGCGACTGCGGTCATGTAAAGAGTAGGAATTAGATTCTTCGCCGCCATCGGCCCATTCTCAACTACCCCTTTAGCAACCTCCACCTCGGAGGCCACTACAGCACCAGCTTAATGAGGCCGTAGAGGGCTAACAGCCCGACCACGCCAACGACGATGAAAGTTATTGGCGTTTTCACGAGCTTGTCTAGCAACGTGTCTGTCTTTTGTTCGATCTGGACGGCTTTCTTTTTGGCGCGCTGGTAGTTGGTCATGGGTTCACCTATTGTTGTGAGAGAATGCCCCGGAGGGTTTGGGAGAGGACGGGTGCGGAGTCTTGGAGGAT